ATGATTACCAATCCAATAGCATCTGAAAAGGACAAGTTGATTAGAGAAATGATTTCGGCTCAAAAACAAAGTGGGAATCTATTATACCACCTCAATAACCAGGTAGAAATTGCGCATCTCAATTATGAACATCTAGGCTATAAACAGTTTTTACTAGACAACCCTAGCATGGTAAAAATTTCTTTAGAAGAATTAAGAGAGAAACATAAACAAGTGATTAATCTACTTGAACGTGTTAAAAATCTCTAAATATACTTTTTACAACTTCATAAATAATCCCAACATCTCCAATGTTTGATATAATGATACAGTTACTAATTAATATCAACTAGGAGGAACAATTCATGAAGAAATTTTTCAAGTTCGGTTGTCTAGGTATCGTTGCGATATTTGCAATCCTTGTTGTCATAATGATTATCGACATAGCTACCGACGAACCAAAATCAAAAGACAAACCAAAGGAAACTGTTACAACAACAGCTAAATGGGGAGAAAAAATCAAAGAAGTCGCATCAAGTGATAAGAACCCAAATGAGAAATTTGATGAAATAAGCAAATATGCTCATGATTACAAACCATCTAAAGATGAAGTTAAACAATTTGGCGATGACATCATTAAAGAATATAAAGATAAAAATTATATTAAAGATGTAGCTAACCATGATTATATGTTAACAAATATCTTCAAATCACAAGTTGTAGATATAAACGCATCAGACAAGCCGTTAAAAGACTTTGCTTTTGACTTCTGGCAAAACTCTAAATACAACTACCGTGGAGTAGAAAACGCAACAAGTAGCGCTACACAGGCAAACGAACGTCAAATGGATAAAGCCTTAAATAAAATGAACAAATAATCCACTTAATTTTTAGGATGATATATTATGAAAGTTGTACGCTCTATCTTTAACGGATTTCGTATATTGAGTAAAATCATGAAACCTATATTAAAAGCATTATCTAAAAGTAAATTCTAATTACATAGAAATAAAAAAAGCTGTCCAATTAAGGACAGCTCTTATTTTTCCACCAAACTATTCTTTTGTTTTATTTAACTTTATACCACCATTCTTTTCTATCGAAATACTCTTTAACGGCTTGTAACTGTACATCCGATGTCGGGTCTGTGACAATATAAGTCAATCCCTCTGAATTTATAATAACTTTACCTGTCATATTCAATGATTTTAACGCACCTACGGCATCAGGTAGTTCATACGGTGAAAATGCTCCCGTTTGAATAATATTTTGTTTAGGTACCTCCGCTTGTATTTCCTTCTGTACTGCTTCAGTAAACCAAGACAACGACTTGCTCCCTATAAGCGAATTCAAGTCACACTTACCGATACCAGGTACATTTCCCGTTTCAGTGTACTGCCAAATATCGCAAGGGTATGCTGGCTTATTACCGCCATACCGTGGAATCCATACAAAGTCACTCTTTACGTTCGCCATGCCGAAAGGTGCATACATATGATGCCCGACATATAAGCCGACTTTCTTAGCACCTAATCGGCGTAATTCATCAATAAAGGCTTGCGTACCTGCTCTCATATCATCCATTGTTTTCACTTCTACATCTGCCACCCAAACTGTGGCACTCTTGTCACCACGGCTCCAAAAGTCTTGCGCTTCTTTCTTTGCATCAGCAATTGAAACAAAACGACAAAATGCGTAGTTACCAAATGGTATTCCATGCTGCTTCATCGCTTGTACATATCCTTTATATAGTGGGTCCACATAATTTGACCCATCCTGTACGCGAGCAATAATAAAATCTATATGTTGTTTCGCTACAGACCAGTTAATGTTGCCATTCCATTTTGAAATATCAACAATATGTCCCATTATTTAACGTCCCCTTCGCTATTTATATCATGATCAGACCAAATACCTAATGCGATACCAACTGACAGCAAATAAGGTGCTAATTCATCCAAAAAGCTTTTCGCTTCTGGAACACCAAACTTCGTAAACAAAAATCCGAGCAAAGAAAAAACCGCAATCCAAGTCTTCCAATTGCGGAGTCGTTTTTTGATATTCTCTTTTGACATAATTAATTTATCTCCTTTTCTAAAGTATCTATTCGTTTATGAGCTTGCTTTGAACTTTCTTCTACTCTTGTAATTCTTTCTCCAAACAAAATCATTTGTTTTTCGCTAGCTTTTTGATCAATTCGGATATCATCAACTCCTTTCCTGATATACCCTAATTCTGCCTTCATTTCTGCGTTCTCCTGACCATCAGACTTCGCTGCTTTTGTTCTATTCAACGAATATCCCAAATAGCTAATAGCAAGTGATAATATTGTAAGAAGTAAACCGAGTTCAATTGTCATCTTTTCCTCTCCTTTTCTAAAAATAAAAAAAGACCAGTCAATTACACCTGCTCTTTGTTCTCTAAATCAGCTATTCGACTATGCAAATCAACAATTTGCTCTCCTAAATTCGGAATGACCTGCTTGATTTTATTAATTTCGTGTTCATAATCTGGTGTATCTTGTATAGGTGCTGCAAATGCTATTGGAGCTTCTGTTTCATCAAGAGTTGGTGGCTTCTGATTTTTGATATCCTCGAGTTCTTTCTGAATATCAGCTAATTGTTGTTTTATTTTTTCTAATTCTGAAGGTTCTTCTGGCTTGGGTTCTTCTGGTTTCGGTTCGACTGTTTTAACCCATTTACCATCCTTACATACTGGATCATAGATTAAATCCGGACAAACTTCTAAAGTGCAATTTGCAGGAATGTCTGGTTCATAACCTACAATTACATCTTCTTCGTATGGCACTTTAACAGTTTCATACTCTACATGTTCCATTACACAATCAGTGCAATCATACTTACTAATTGGAAAATCTCCATCCTCTTGAGCGGGCACATAAGTACCGTCCTCTATGGATTGATGAAGTTCACAAAGTTTCTCTTCCGTTACAATTTCTTTTAGTTCTTCTCGGTAGAAGGTTTGTTTTTCATAAATTGGTTTTTCTTCAATGGGAACCATCGTAGTGAATTTACCTTCCTCGTTATAACAATAACCGTAGTATTTCGCCATATATCCCCCTCCTTAGTTGCAGACATAAGTAGCTAATATTCTATATCTCTTACCCGTTACATCTAGGTGTATTTCTCCGTTAAACCTTATAAGGACCCTAGAAGGAGTACCATCTGTAGCGATAGCATCAAATGTATAAGAATCTACTGGTGTCATATCTGATGGTAAAGTTGTTACAATTGCACTAGTTGCACCAGCGTTTCTCATAAGATCAAGACTTAATGACACGGTGTTCCCTCTACGAGTAGCTAATTGTGGATTAGAACTACCTGCTGTAGCATCAGCTGTCAATGTTAATGTAGCTCGTCCGTCTTTACTGTTACGAGTCAAGTCCACCCAAGGTTGCCATACGTTATTGTTCATTATTCTAAAGAACTTTCTAAATACTGCGGAGTTCAACAGTGTAGCTTCCTGTTTCACATGAGTTCCTGTACCGTGGGCATTAACTTCTACATAGAAGTAGCTTGTTAGTCCCTCAGGTGCATTAGTTAAGTTAGATCCTGAGTAGTAACCTGAAGATACAACAGTGTTCAAGTCAGTTCCGTTAATCCCATAAGCTCTCCCATTAGGTTGTACAAAATTAGAGTATATTTCAGTTTTCTTCACCACGTTAGTATCACCTAAGATATTTACAGAACCACCACTTCCCAGACGCACTTCTTTTGTGGTAGGTCTGTATTCGAAAGGAATAGCATTCTGAGGAGCATCCCACAGCACGAAGTAGTTCGAGCCGTTCATGCCCATACGGATAGCTTCTGCGTTATCTAAGTCCCATGAGATACTTCTCCAACTATTTCCACTTGCAGGAATCTTACTCATACGTAGATTACCTGTCATAGTGCCGCCTGTTTTTGGTAATGCTCCCTTTGCTAATTCACCAGCTGCAATAATCCCGTCAATATCTACACCTTCAAATTTTTCTCCTACCTTGATAATCTTATCGAATACTTGGAATTCATTTGTAGATTCAATGGAATCATTTGATGCAATTGAAGATCGTACCTTGAAGGTAAAACCATAAGTACTCACACGTTTTTTCGTTCCGTTTTCTACTCGTTCAATGGAAATCTCACCATGAACATCTCCTGATTTTGCAAGGGTCTGTGTCGTTAATAAAACTTTAATTTTCCCTTTCGCTTTATCTATTAGAACAACTTCTTTATCTTGGAATACAACTGTTTTATCCGGCTTTCTAAAATACACAATAATTTTATCGGTATCCTTTAAGGGAAACTCTTTTTCATCTTCAGTAATATTAAAGATGAGTTCTGAAATATTTAAATTATTTTGAGAGAATTCTATATTAGAATGACAATGAGATTTTTTTGTATCTATAGTGATTTCATATGTTTGGTTGTTCATTAGCTACGCTCCTTTCAATCAAAATAAAAAAAGACCACCTTATGACCGTTGCTCTCATTTTTCATTTATTAATTTTGAACTACCAATTTTTCTAAAACTTCAATTCTACGGTTCATTAGTTCGTTTTCATGTTTTAATTTTTGAATTTCATTGTCTTTAGCATGCTTTTCATCTTGAAATGCTTGTATTAAAACCGCTAATGAAGAATATATCTCAGCGGCATTTCTTTCTTTTGTAACAAAACACTCAGGATTATTTTCATCATCTGCAATCCAACCGTATCTAGTTGTAATATCCTTTGTAGTTAATACTGTATCATCGTCTTCTTGGCGATTCATCCGCATTTCATACAATTGTTCCATATCTGTTTTTAAATTGTATTGTTGAATATTTAACGCCATAATTTTTTCTAAAGCGTTAAACTGCACATCTCGAATGTTTGTTTTATACTTACGTTGTGATGAAGTTTCAAAATTGCTTGCCATTACAGGTGCAAAAGAAGTACCTGCACCGGATTTTACCTGTAATTTACCCGCATAGCTAGATGCTCCATTTCTAAGCGTTAATGTTTGGAAGCGTAAATCCGTATCTCCATTGTAGTCTACTACATCAAGCATATTCTTATCTTTTAAGCTGAAAACAATAGCGGTCCGACTGTCTATCAATACGTTTTTATTTCCACCTTTTAATCCGATGCCATCAGTAGCTTCTACCCAATACGATCCACTATTTGCGTAATGATTTATACCTTTACCTGAGTTAACGGTTACAGTCCCATTCATGCCCCCCTTTAGAACCAAATCACCTGATCTTCTAAACATAACTGAGCTTACAAAATAAGGGTCTCCGTTAGAATCTTTTCCGTTTATTATTCCTAAGAATCCTTGCGTTGGTTGTTTACTTAAGACAACAGAGCCGTCTTGAAAACTAGAGTCTCCACCTAATACGATCGTTGGTTGGATTTGGCTTTCACGATCTTTATAGTATCCAAGGTAAACTCTGCATAAATCCGACTCCATTAAACGGATGAATTGTTTTTGAATGTGAACGTAATTCCAACCATCGTTTGTGCGTAAAGTTGAACCAGTTACTTCACCGCCACGTACTAAATCACCAGTAAGTGTTCCAGCGGTAATAAAATCCGCAACAATTCGACCATCATTTGTAATTGCTGTTTCATAAGGACCGTTTATTCCCTTAGAAGAATACCCTAAACCATTAATATTCCATTGCCAAACCTTTCTTGCAGTCATTTCATCTTTGGTATCCATAATTAAAATTCGTTCAGGATAAATACGAACATTTCCACCGAATCCAGAGTTAATAAGTTTTGTTGCATTTTCTTTTGCGGCATTCAATATAGAGTTAGGCATTTCGGATACTTTATTTATCTCATCTTGCATCTGATCTAATTTACTAACCATATTTGTAAAGGATTCTTTGAAATTACCTAAAGTTATTTCTATATATTCTTTTTTTATTGGATCATATTTATAAGAAATAGCTTTCGCTTGAATATTAAGATTATCTTCTTTATGTTCAACGGTTACGGTATCCCCTAAATATACTCGCTGTAAAATAGCATAATCTTTATACTCTTCTGTTTGAGATAATTCTTGGAATTCAACTTTATATGTAGCTTTAGGTTGATCTACTTTACGAATCATAAACATTTCTTTAGCGGCTTGCCGTAATTTTTTATAAGCTTCTTCTAAGGGAACAGCATCTTCATCATCCGCGTTCTCTCCAATTGCGGCTTTTATATCTTTAAATTCTACAACTCTAATTTTAGGATGAGGATATTTGTTAATATCTTGACTATCCACATATTTTTCAGGAAGAAGTAGACCGTTAAATCCTTGTGGCATGATTCTGGTGATTGGACTTTTCCAGTCAATGTTACCTTCATACCCTAACAAATCTTTTTTATGTTGAATAACAACTCCACGATCCGTTCCACGATATTGAAGCATCTTTACGACGAAATTATCTCGTTGTAATTCCCCGCCCCAACGATTAATAAATGAATTATCTAGATCACTATCTAAAAGAGCTTCAACTGGATTCTTCCTTACAATACGCGCACTTGCTATTGTTGTGCTATCCGAGTAAAAAGTAAAAGGATGTTTGTATTGGCATCCTGACGATATACGGCTCATTGCTCCATTTCCATTTGTCGTTTGAATGAATATATCTTCAATTAAATTTTCCGTTAAATCATAAAAAATATGATAGCATTGCACGGTTAATTCACCCATACTCGGTCTAGAATGAACTACACGGAATAACTGCTCTCCATCTGGTGTAGGAACTTTTACAATACTCATACCATTAATATCTATTCCATATGGAGCAAACAAAGGATAGCTAAATGTAAATGCAAATAAACCGTTGAGTTCTTCTGCAACAGTTGCATCATAAATATGTTTATCTAATATACCAATTCCGTTATGAGTAAAGTCAGTCTCATCTGCCCTGTATAGTTTAATCATATAAATCTCCACCTTGGTTCTAAAGAAATTTCACCTACAGCCCCAAACCATTCAATAAGATTTTCACCGACTTTTAATACCGGGAATTCACCAATTGTTTTTACTGGCGATGTGCCTGTATAGGCTATTAAAAGATCAGAATCTATAATTACAGAGTTCTGTATGCTTTTCACCTGAAAAGACTGTTTATTTATCATAATTATCACGTCCCCGTTGCCTAATATCTCTAGTTTGGGGAGAGATTCGAATGTACCCGGATTAAAAATGGTCTGTGGCTTTTTTAATGAAATAAGTTCTTTCTTGAGATATTCAAAAGGATCAAGTTTAAATTCCACTTCAAACTCTCCATATTCTTCAATCTCATTTGCTATATCGCCTATTTCGACAGATTTAATTTTCCGATACACTTCGTCGTCAGTGAAATATAGCGTTTTACCATTTATGAACCAAGACTTAATGCGCCGTATTAAAGGCTTTATATTTACTTCTTCAAGTAAATTAAACTTAATTTTTAAAGGGACGTCCTCAAACGCCCCTTTCTTCGTTAACGAGCCATGTCTGCCCGGTATTTCTATATGCTCTACTTTTTGTTTTGCTGTTGGAATAGCGGGGCGATCTACCATGCATATTTTATAGTCACTCGCTAATTCCGTATCAATTCCTATATCTAGCAAATCAATTCCTCCCTATCCCAATATTTAAGTTACGTCCTTTTTGCGTAAACCAATCATCAGCTTTTTCAAACATGCGGTCAATATCTCTTTCATTTCGTACAGTATTATAAAAATTAACTTCTATCGGTTGTTGATTACCACCACCAGAAGTTGCTGCGGAAATATTAGGCACACTAGCTAAAAGTGCGTCTCCTAATGCGTTTGGGACATCATAAGTCACAATTTGTGCCAATTGAGAAGCCACATTTTGTATTGTGGCTACTGCATTTTTGGTTACTAAATCTAATTGACCACCAATTCCACCCATTCTTTCAGAAGAACTTAGTGGTGTTACAGATACTTTATTTCCCTTTTTACTAAATAACTCAGGTCCAGCTTCACCCGCAATAAATTGTCCATCACCTAAAACATGACCACCTTTTGCAAGCATTGGGACATATGGAATCATAGGCGCACTGACTCCCGGGATTCGATTTAATAATTGCGCTGGTGTATTAAATGCATAAATGAATTTATTTATCATGTAAATAATTCCATTGATAGCTGATTTGATGCCACTTTTAAGACCATTCCATACACCGAGTACAGCCGATTGCATACCGTAAAAGGCTCTGTTAACAGCATTAGTAACCCAATTCACTGGCGTCATAATTGCATCTGTCAATCCATACCATACAGAAAATGCTGTTGATTTAATGTCATTCCAAATACTAGTGAGCACCCATTTAAGCCCGGACCACACGTTACTACTTGTGCTACTAATCATATTCCAAACACTTGAAATAACATCTTTAATTCTATTAAAAATAGAAGCTGCCACAGAAATTATTGAATTCCATAATCTAGAAAGGAAGCCTTTAATATTATTCCATACCGCACTTGTTGTTGAACTGATTCTGTTCCATGTACTTACAATCCAATCTTTTATTGAATTGAAAATTGGTACTACAAAAGCAACTAGCCCGTTCCAACATGATTGTAAGAAGTTTCTCACTGCATTCCATACATTTTTTGTTGTTGAGCTAACTGTATTCCACACGGCAATGATCCAAGACTTAATTTGTTCAAAAATTGGCACAACAAATGCTACTAGACCATTCCAACAGGAAACTAAGAAATTCTTAATAGCTTCCCATACAAGGTTAGTAGTAGATTTAATCTTATTCCAACATTCAGAAATGAAATTCTTGATACTTTCAAATATCGGAGTAGCAAAGTATAAAATCGCTGTCCAAATCGCTTGCAAGTATTGAGTAATGAAGTTCCATACAGATTGAATAACAGTTGAAATACCATTCCAAATCATAGAAAAGAAATCAGCAATTCCTTGTAGTACAGGTGTTATAAAAGCAACTAGTCCATTCCATATACTAATAAAAAACTCACTAATCGCTGTCCACACTTCAGAAGTTGTTTGTTTAATACTATTCCAAGCTGCTGACAATGTCTCAACTACACCATTCCAAACTCCGGTTAAGTATTCGACAATTAAACTCCATATTTCTGTAGTATTTTCAACCATCGTATTCCATGTTTCAGTTAATAAATCCTTTATTCCATTCCATAGTTCTATTAAATATTCTTTAATTGAATTCCATATGAATGAGGTGGATTCACTAATACTATTCCATGTATCACTCGCCCATTGTGCTATACCTGTCCATATTCCTAATAAGAAATCTCCAATTGCATTCCAAGCGTCAATGGTCCATTTCGTGATAGAATCCCAATTTTTATATATAACTACACCTAAAGCAACCACAGCGGCTACAATCAAAGCGATTGCTGCTATCCACCCCATCATTGCGGCTCCTATCCCCGATATGACGACAACTATTGGCGCTAACGCCATAAACGCTCCTGAAATCACTCCTATAGCTATTGCTATAGCTCCCAAGGTAGCCGCTAACTTGGGATTATTAGAAATCCAATCCGCGATTTTAGCAACAACATCAGCTATAACTCCAAGAACAGGTTTAAGGGCCATTTGTAAATCTTGCATTGCTTTTTGGAATTTAACTGCTGGGTTTGCATCCATTTTCTTAATGGAATCATTCAATTGGTCCTGTTGCTTTCCGAAATCAATAGTTTTATCTTTCGCACCTAGCAAAGTATTAATGATATTTTGCCCTTGATCTTCATACATTGTCATTTTGTTATCGTAAAGGCTTTTTATCCTCTACTTCTTACAGTTCATTTCCTGTAAGTTCGGCATACGTTTTCACTAATAAGTGTCGCGGTCTCGTGGAGGGATTATATCTTTTCACCCTCTATGCTCTGCCCCTGCCTATACTTCGTATAGCCTTCGGTTCAAATTAGGATTCTCACCCTCTTTGCTTCATACCGCGATTTTAATTCGGCACAATTTATCATCTACCGAAAAATTTAACACCTAATTCATTCCGTTTGGTTTCATCGTCAACCTCTGATAAAGCCTGTGCAATTTCAGTCATTGCTACTGAACCTGCTTTACCACCGTTTGCTACAGCTACTCCCCATTTTTGAACTTGTTCTGCTGAAATTTTTGTACCTTCAAGAGCTTCTGTCATAGCTTTATCGACACCTTGACCGAATTCAGCCGCTTTAATACGACCTTCTTTCAGACCATCTAAGAGATTATCAATCATTTATATTCAACGTGATTCGCAACGTCACGCCCGTTCTCTTATGAACTGCTATACGTCACCGTATAGATTAGACTATATCTTCAACTACTTGAGTTGCTCCCCGTTTCGAGTGTCATTTGCTTACACCCTACGTCTTTCGACTAGTCGTTGCACGTTCCTTAATAAAAAGGCTTCGCTCAGTATTGTCTCATTTGAGAGTTTCACTGAATTAAAGGAGTTTTTCATTGTATGTCGCCATACAAGGGAACTATAATCTAATTCCAGGTGCCTGTTTCAACCCCAGCTGCCATAATCGCTTGTACTTCCTCAGCATTGTAGCCAGCTCGCGTAAGCTGCCCGCCGTATTCAGCAATGATATCTAATTGTTCTGGTGGGAAACCCATATTAAGCAAGGCATTTGTTAATCCAAGAGCGCCTTCCTGTGTAAGACCTAATTCGCTACCTACTTCATTTACCTCTTGAATTAATTCCGTGAAATCAATACCTGCATATGATTGAGAAATAACAGCTGCGCTTTTTACAAAAGAAGCATTTGCTTCATCACTAACATCTTTATTTAATGCCCATTGTCTCCTTACACCTTCAAGAGCTTCTTCAGCATCTAATCCATATGCTGAAATTCCTCTTACAGCTTCCTCCACAGATTTTTTAGAGGATTCTGGGACATTGAAACTTATGTCAATTTTGGTTTGCAACTTTGACATATCCATCGCTTTTTCAATCGCAGCTGCTATGCCTCCACCAGCTGCCATACCACCAATAACATTTTCAAGCCCTACTTTTAGCCCTTCAAACTTCTTCTCTGTTCTTCCAGCTTCTTGCTGCAAGCTTCTTAATTCATTTTGCACTTGTTGAATTGAATTACCATCATCTACAGATCGGAGAGCCCTTTGTAATTTCTCTATATCCGTTTCTGCTCCTAATGCTTCCCGTCCAATACGTTTAATAGCCTCATCTAATTGAGAAGATGAGGCTATTCCTTGCTTAATCGCTGACGTTAAATGACCACCTAATGCATTTGCAAAATGATCTACACTAGTTCCAGTTGCTTCAAAAAGAGTTTCTAATTGTTTGGTTGAACTTGCTACTCTTTTTGCTTCATCTTCTTGTTCTTTCAGACTTCGATTTGTGGTTTCAATTTGGTTTTTCAGTTGTTGCTCTGCTGTATTTAACTGTAATAACTTCGTTTCTAGTTTATTAACTTCAGCGGAATTTTCACCATACTGTGATTTAGCTGCCGCTAACTGTTGTTCACAGTTTTTCGTTTGTTGTACGGCGTTTTGTTGCGCTTGACTTAGGTACTGAAGCTTTGCACCTAACTTTTCTGATTCTGTAACGTTATTGCCTAATGATGCGCGTTGCAAATCATACTCTGCACGTAATTTCGCTGATTTATTTACAAGCTCTGTTTCTTCTGTTCCTAGTTTATTTATGGCTTGTGCTGTACTACTGTTTTGTTGCTCTAATCTTTGTAAAGCTGATTCGGTTTCTTTGATCTGATTCGAAAATTTTTGTTCAGCAATTTGAGCGTTTCCTAGCTGACGAGATAATTTTTCAACTTCAGTAGAATTTTCACCATACATTTCTTTAGCTTTACTTAATTGCTGTTCTGTAGCTGCAACCTTTTGTGCAGCTAATTGCTGTTGCTGTTGTAAGTATCCTAACTTAGCATTTAATTTTTCGGTTTCTGTCCCACTTAATTTAAGTTGTTCTTGTTGCAATGTGAACTCTTGGCGTAACTTAGAACTTTCATTCTTCATTTCGCCCATTGCTTTATTAAATTCTTGATTAAAAACCTTAAACGTTATTCTTGACTCTGGTCCATTCGCCATATTTTCACCTGCCTTTTCTTAGCGTGGATTAGCTTTCCAACTATCAAAGGCAAGCTTCCCTTCTGCTATTCGCTCCACCGATGCGACGGGAAAATGCCAAAAAACTTCTGGATCAATCCCATAAATTAAAACGTAGAGAACATATTTGTCCTCTACGCATTCAATGTTTATTTTCGGTGGCTTTATTTCTTTTTTCCTGTGGACTTTGTACTAGCCGCTAATCCTTTAGCAAAATTATTTGGCTTTCCATTTGTTACATTTGAAATTAACTTAGTATACAGTTTCATGGTTTCTTCAAAAGAATAATGGAATCTTTCAATAAATTGTTCAAAATCATATGGGAATTGTTTATTCGCCCCTAAGCATCCTAAATAAATGACTTTTTGTATCTCAATTTCATTGAAACTCTGCAATGCATCACTATCGATTTCGTTTGGATTCATATTTGCTAAATCCTTCATTTTAAATAAGCTTTGCATCATTGATTGTTCAATTAAACCTAGACTTTGCCCTCGCTGCATTGAGGCGTTCGTAATAAAACAAGGAACTGTTTGATGATTTTTTTCGATTGCCTTAAAGTACCCATCTACATTTACAACTTCTACTTCTTTTAATTTTACGATTTCAACTTTCATAGATTACTTGTCCCCTTTCATGTCGATAAATATTTTTACAGTTTTACAAGCTCTGGTGTGAATTGTGTATGCCACTTCTCTTTTATCTGTACATCTTCTACTTCATCTGCTAATGCTTCATAATAAAATTCTCCATTACTATCTTTGAGCGCTGTAAACTCTAATTCTGTTTCAACTACTTCATCCGAACCGTTTTCCACTTTAAATTTAAATCCTGTTGTAGATGCACAATTAGAAAAAGCAACGAATTTTTTTAAATCCTGAAATTCATCAATTACGTCAGCAGTCAAAACAAATGCCTCTCCTTTTGATTTTGTACCGTATGAATATACACCAGCTTTTAGCCCTTCTGTTTTAATCCCAAAAATCTTTCTAAGTACATCTACACGTAAATGACCAGAAAGAGTCATAGTCATTTTTGAAGGTTTTGCGGTCTTTTTAACTTCTACACCTTCGCATTTCTTTACAATCTCACGCATTTCTGTTTCGCCTTCGATTGTTCCAACGCAACCGAATTTTGTACCGGGTTGCTGTGTTCCACCTTTAATAAATTGAATACCTACGTTTGTAAATAACATTGGATCAAATTCTTCAACAATTGTTGTCATTATAATTAACCTCCTAATGTTTGATTGATAACCTTATCTAATTCTGTATTTAAGCGTTCTGATATCTTTGGCGTAGCTGTTTGCAAACCACGCTCTAATATTTTTCTCGGTGTGTTTTTCTTTGAATTCCCTATCCCTAAATCGGGATACTTTAAATAATTGAATCTAGGTGTTGGACGGATCATAAAACCTAAATTTAATTTGCTATTCGTTAAAGCTCTTTGATCTTTAGCGTGTTTTTTATTTCTTACTCGCCCTTTCCATGTAGAAACCGGAATTTTAGGTTGAATAGACTCGACTGCAAGATTCACACCGTCAGTATGCAAAACTTTATTGAGTGTTTGCTCTGATTTCCCCGGTATTTGTTTGAGCTTCTTTTCTAAGGCTTCAATATCACCAAACTCAACACTCCATGAATTAGCAGCCATATTTAACAAGTCTCGTTACATAAATTTCAATTTCATCAATGTATTCGTCGGTTTCTCCTTTTTGAATAGATGTTTTATCAGAACGTTGAAAAGAATGTCCTGTAGCCTCAAGTGTTGCAATAATATCTAACATTCTTTCATCTAAGTCATCTCTATTTTCAGAGTAATAACGAATTAAAACATGTTGCCTAAGTGTTAATTTATTTTCTGTTTTTTCAAAGCCGCCTGTCTCAAATATGAAGTAGTGATAATCTTCTTCTTCATCTTCACTTACTTGATCTTGGTAAATCTCCACATTGAATGCTTCATTTAATTTTTTAATTAACAAGCTATTCATTTTCTGGAGTCGCTCTTTTGATTGTTCGTTACTCAGCACTATGTCCACCTACTTCCTGTAAATAGAAATATAAATACTGTTTGTCTGAATCAACTTTTATAACATCGTATTCCAATTGATCTATAACTACTTTCAATTTATTTTTATTAACAGAACGAAAAGAAGGCGGGAATAAAGTCTTTACCTTCTTATCTAGCTTTGCATTTAATGATCCGCAAGATTGATAGTCACTATCCCGTGCCGACAATTCTCTAAAAGCTAATTTTCCTTCTTCAGCAAAAACACCTTTGATCCGTTTTGCATTTTCACTACGCTTTGTTTCTGTGCGTCCATATCTCAAAAAACCATCATTAAACGTTTCATTGTATGACTTCACCTTTTGCCCTCTCTTTCAAGGCAGATTCTAGAATTAAACGCTGCAATTCTCCTCGGAAATTCTTTTCAAAATCCTCCAAGGCGTTGTTATACTCATATCTGCATCGTTCAATAAGTAATTGCTTAACTTGATCTTCTTCTCCAAAAGAAAAAGACGTACTACAAAGTTTTTGTAAATACGCCTTTCCACGTTCAATTGTTTTTATTAATTGTTTATCTTCATCATTCCAAGTGATCCTTAAACGGCTTTTTACATCTTCAAGTAATGTTTCATTTAACGTTTGTTCCATTTTAACCACCACTTGTTACTGATTCTTCTATAATTCTTCGGATGTCCTCTTTTAATGTCGCTGATGAAATATCTATATTATGTTGATTTGCATATGCAACTAGTTCCGGTTTTAACATACTATTAAAATCGATTTCCTCCACTCTTAATGTGGAGGGTTCATTAGGGTGTAGTTGTTTCACTAACACCAGCTTTTAAAGTGCTGATATCAAATACCAAGAATGAATCATTATCTTTCGGGCGACCATTCGCATATTGTTTAGATAGATATACAGTTTCATCTTCTAAGAAACGATATTCTTTTGAACTTTCCATCTTTTGAGTTGAACCAACACCCATAAAGTAATCACTCGCGATACCAGCGACCATTTTACCTTTTGGAACAGCTAATGATTGAATCACTGTCGCTGGAATTGGAAGCACACCTGATACATATGCGCCATTTTGCGTTAAAAACGTAGTAGCCGGGAAAATCTTCTCCCAATAATCCAGTGGATTTACAATCATGAGAGCATTCCCCACTGCACGACGTCCACCATTAGTAAGTGGTGCCATTACCTCTTTACCTAATGATGTTGGTGTTAAATCTGTAAGCGGAGTAGCTGTTTTATCGCTATACACACCATTAGTTACTGCTGCTTTTAAATCTTTCATCATTCCAATCGGTTGATCTTTACCAGTACCATTAACAATCGCTTCTTCTAATGCAATTGCCATCGATTCAGCTAAAATCTCACGTACATAACGATCTAACCAGATTGGTCCCAAATCTAACATAGCGTTACAAATTGGAACATAAGCACTTAATTTATATAAATTTGTTGCAATAACTTCAAATCCATCATCTAGTAACTCTTTAATTTCTTCACAAAGCTTGCCCCACCAAGCAGATTGTACATATCCTTTTTTCACTACCCATTGTGTTACGCCAGTAGTGTTTACGAATTGAATGTGATTTAATAATGCATGGTTTACACGTAAATATTCAAATACACGCTCAAACACAGTAGCTGGTACTAATGTTTCTGTACCTGCAAATCCTTTATTTGCGATAACTTCGTTATAATATGATTGCTCATCTTTGGTTAAAACTTGAAGCCCGCGGCTTACCATCACTTGTTGATCTGATAAATCCTCGTTTACAGCTTGTCGTGCTTCATTGATAATATTTTGTTGAATAGAGTTCGCAAATTCAACCATTGCAGCCGCAGCTTGTTCTTCATCTCCACTATTCATTGCATTTAATAATTTCTCTCTCATTTCGTTTTGTTTCTGTGCTTCACGATCTAAATTTTTAATTGTCATCTTGGGTTTCCTCCTGTTTTATACAAAATAAAAAACACTACCTTTTGGGAGTGTTTAACGCTGTTAATAATGTAAATAACGCATTTTTGCTGTTTTGAGTTGTTTCTTTCGAATTATCTTGTACTTGAGCCGATGATTTATATTTGTTTAATATTTTTGCTTTTGCAGGTTCTAGTTCTTCGTTGTCATCTTCTTCGTTATCCTCTGGAATTACTATTTCATCCGAAATTTCATCACAGAAGCCAAATGTTTTACACTCTTCAGCAGTTAACCAAGTTTCTTCTGCTAATAGTGATTCTAATTCGCTTTTTTCTCCAACAAAACGAGATGTATAGCTTTCCGTTACTGCATTATCAATTTTATCAAGGCGATCTGCAACCTTACGTAATCCCTCAGCATTACCTGCTGCATATGTCCATGCTTTATGAATCATCATCATTGTATTTTTTGGCATTACGATTTTATCTGCTGCCATTGCAATAACAGATGCACCACTTGCCGCCAAACCATCGATGTGTACAACAATAGTTGCTGAATGATTTTTTAATAAATTAGAGATAGCTATGGATTCAAATACATCACCACCACCACTATTAATGTGAACGTTAATTGTTTTCGCTGTAACGTTTTTTAATTGTTCTCGTACTTTACTACTTGAGATACCATCATACCAAGAGTATGCTGAAATACTTCCATACATATAAAGGTCTGTTTCTTCTGTGTTTGCGCTATTAAGTACTTCAAATCTATTTTTTATTTTTGGTATTTCCATTACCGTCATTTTTCTCACCTCCCTTTAATGATTCAGCATTTTCAACTGATTCATAGTTTTTAGTAACATAACGCATATCTGCCCATTCTTCATCTATAGGTTCACGTCCTAACATTCGTAAAATGTCATTGATTGAGTTTACACCAATTCGGAAGAATACATCACAAGCATTTGCTAGTTCTGTAATGTCCACATACTTAATTCGACTTGTATCAACTTTTAAGTAAGTTCTACTTAAATACTCTTCTTTTGTATAAAATTTCCGATTGATTTCATCTGTAATTAGTTCTATAAGTGGATTTATACAAAACATAAGAAAATTATCTGTTTGTTTGGATACGTCCACCACATCACCTTTTAACATTCCTTTTGGTACATGAAAAGCCATAGAGACAAAATCAATAATGTCATCCACCAGTGATTTAATATCTCGACTATCTAACTTGTTTCCTTTTGAAGTATTACTGAAATTATCTAATTCGTATCCATCTTGTAATTGGAATACAGCCCCTGCATTATCCGCTTCAAAAAACGTTTTGAATTGCTCATTAAACATTGCATCGATTTGTTCTTGCATCTCATCAGTTTGTGGTCTTAAAAATTCACCTTTTACTACAACTCGCATTGCATTAGAACGCTTATAAATATTCGTTGCTGAAGTAATTAACTTTCCCCAGCTTCCATATAAACCATCTATTACATTCATGATATTTTCATCATTTAATTGAAAATAAAAAACTTCACTCTCTTTAAATACCTTCTGGGTAAAAGTGAAATCATTGATTGTAACGTTTGTATACCAATTTTCTCTTAATGCAAATTCTTCTTTATTGAAGCTATCAGCTACATAAAGTTGATCGTTATGCATTATCACTAAACATTCGTTATCATAAATCAAATGTGAAACTAAGCTATGCATAAATTGAGATGCGTTTTGATTTTGATTTGGTTGTACATTAAATAAGTAATGGTTTTCATTTCGGACTTCTTTTCCTTTTTCAAAAGTTTGGAACTCACAACGTACAAGCGTATTCGCAATTAAATCTACACAAGTATTTACAGCTAATTTTTTAAAATAAAAATCAAGAGAAGATTCATATAAATAACTTTTTAGTACTTCCCTGTTTCTCTTTCCGAACCAACCGCCTATCCAATCTATTAGCCCCATTTCTTCACCTACCTTTCTAATAAGTTCTTACTTTGAATGTTCCCGGAGTTAGTTGTTTATGTTCACTTAATTCCGCATCAAAATTCAAGGCATGCAAAAAGGCGAAAAACCCATCTGTTTTCCGCTTTTCCTTATCAATCTTTTTATATTCAATATTGCCATTCATTTTTTCTTCTTTATATACATTACCAACATACCAACGCATAAGAGGATCATCACCGAAAACAATTGTTTGCTTAATAAACATTTCCTCGACAAGCGGGGCTAACATGCTATGTGTCGCTGGTCCACGACGTACAATTTCAACCTCAAACCCTGCTGTTGTTAATGCTTCTTTTAAAATTGTAGAGCGGTATAAGTCCATACTTATTTTCTTGATTCGGTATTTCTTATTCATCATAATGAACCAATTCAGCACATGTTCAGCACTAATTGATTTATCATAAACAACAGTGAGTAAACCTTTCTCAATTGCAATTCGAATGATGTCTGGGTTAATATCTTGCAACTTAGGAGCTGTATGATGCATGAATGTATGTTGCATCCAATAACGTTTCCCATCTTTTTTAAATAAAACCCCTACCGAACAAAAGTCACGTATTTGGGCAAAGTCAACAGCTCCTATACATTCTATTCCTTGGATATCATCCGGGAATGGCTGCTCTGTAGCTAACCTTTCTTCATAGGTAGCAACTTCTTTCCTTGTATCTTCAACAGGTAAATTCATTCTTTTCGTCATGAACTCAATTCGTAATGCACTATTGCGTTTCATATCATGGTATTCTTTACGCATTTTATGCTGTAAATTCTCATTATAGCGATAAGAAGGATTTGCCTTTTCCCACATTGACTCATCATGAACTTCTTTTTCATTATCCAGTTTGCATATGAAAGGAAATAGTGTAGAGTCTGGCAATTCTTTATTCAATACCATTTGTGCTTCATCTTTCATATCATCCAGTACTCCACCACGAACATTTCCATCTGTTGTAATATAGAAGATTCTTGGGTCCTTCTTTTTACCTAGACCAGATGTAAAGACTTTTATATTCGAATAGTCCTCATACTCATGTAATTCATCAAATATAACAGCTCCACTTCTCTTACCATCTTTTGTACGAGCATTTGACGTGTTAAATTCAAACTTAGATTTTGTTTTTAAATGCTTTATAAGTATTTTTGACTTGTAAAAAACTTTTTTTAGCTTTCTCATAAACTTTGGTGCTTCTAAAATATCGTATACATCTTGAAAGGATGTTTTCGCCTGATCCTCAGAAGTTGCTACGATGTCTATATCATAATTTTTGATTCCATGATGTCCAGTTAGCATATAAAAGCTGTCATAACTGATATATCCGTTTTTACCTGCACCACGTCCAAGTAATAACAGATACCTATCAAACATAAGACGACCATCTGCATAACGCACACCGTAAATAAATGCATTACAGAACCTTTGCCAAGCAAAAAGAGAAAAAGAAAAGTAGGGGGCTGGCTTCTCTACTGATTTTTCAATAGCCTCTGCATCGATCACTACACCCGGTTGATCTAACTTCCAACGAAGGAACTTCATAAGTAGCTTTTGCTCTTTGCAACTTTGAATTTCTCCATTCTCAACCATCCGCATATACTCATCGATGTATGGATGATATTGATATGTAGTTGGAAATCTAGATGTCATCGTCATCATTACCTTCATCATATATTGGTTCTTTCAAACCAAGCACTTTCAATAATTCCGTCATGCGCTTGTTTGTCTCACGAAATTCTTTTGTAGCTGGATTCGCCTTAATTCCCTTCTGACTCTCACTGTTTTGCCATTCAATCATAGGTCCATTCTTTTTCATTTCTCTTGCTAACTTATTTTTCGTATCAAACAATGTCATGTAATCATCAACAAGATCAACGTAGTGCATACCATGCAAACCACTAATTTCCAATTGTTGTAATAAATCTTGCTTTATCTGTGCTTTTTTTGATAGTTTTCGCACAAGTACCCCCCCTCTTACTTTTTAATTCGCAAAAATGTTTTAACCGCTCTCCCCCTCCCGTTGAAAGCTCCCCCGAAAGAAAGTCGATTTTATTTTAAGGGGGGGACTTATTTAATTCGTATATATCTTTCAACAAAAGAAATAGTATAATTTATTTCTTCTTCTGAAATTGGCAAGAACATTTGAACTCTATCTATATCTAAAAGTTGTTTCACTTTATCAATCGTTAAGTTATTACATTTATTACGATTGATAATGTCTCTGATTTGAGTGTACCTATAATAAATAAAACGAGCACCAGCATTAAAGATGTCTCGCTCTACACTTGTTCTATCCTCAGGTTCTAACGTTGCTACTCTTTCAAGATACTCAGTGTCGTACTCACGACCGTTATCGTTTATTATCATGTTTTACCATCTCTCTTCATTAACAAACGCTGGTAGCTTGTCCTGTGCCCTTAAACGGTCATGTACTTCGTTATGACATGTATTACATAGAGACATAAGGTTATCAAATGTTAAAGCAAGCTCTGGATATTCTTTCACTTCCTTGATGTGATGAACACAATCAGCCTTACGATACTTCCCTTTATCTCTACACATACAACATTCAAAGTTATCTCTCTTTAATGCCTTGAGCCTTAGTTCACGCCATTCCCTAGACTTATAGAACTTCATAAGCTTGTTATCTCTTATTAACTGAATAAGCTCATGTGTTTCCATATCTCACACCTCACTCATTAACTTGCCTATTAAACTTGTTATCGCTTCTTTCTTTTCTTTCGGCTTCGTTCTTTTGTTTAACCTATTTAATTCTTTAACTACTGGTCGCAATGATTCTAATTCCACGTAATCTTTAAGATTCTCTTCACCAATAGCATTAAGGATTGTACCGATAGCAATCGCATTTTCAAGTTTAGTTAATTGCATTGCTCATTATCCTTTTCAATTAAATGTTCAAGACCTTCTAATGCTTCTTCACCATTCACATATATCGTTACATTTTTCAAAATAGAAATCACATCATCTAATAATTGGATTTTATTCGGATCAATCTTATATTGCTTTACAGGTTTAAGTACTAATGTTTTAGTTTCCACCCTTCATCCTCCTCAAAAATAAAAAGCACCCGAATGGATGCTTTTCTCTCAATAATTCATTTGTATTTTAATTGTGGTACGTGAAGTTTTATTCTTTTTCCAATCACCTAATGTTGTTGCCTTCATCTGCGCCAACCTTATTAAGTAACTGGAAGAAGAGCAAAAGCCCTTCTTCGCTTGAATAACATAAATTGCAATTGAATGTGAAATCAAGAAACAACTATCCATCCAATCTGCAACCATCGCCACCGGTCATGACGATCCATTTTCATTATCAGGAATTTTGTGAGAAATGTTTTCCGCCACTTCTCACAATACAAATATATCATGTTAAAAACCAAAACGTGTCCGTAAATAGTTCGCAAATAGTTCACGAATAGTTCGCGTTTTTCATTTCTTCTTTTTAGCTAACAATCTTGGATGTCTTACTATGACTGACCAATCTTTACCAGAACTCCAATCAATACCTCCTATTAATTGAATATCATCACCTGCCCCCTTAATAATCGGAGAAAGAAATGCTTGTCTTGCTTCTGTATCGCTTTCCAATGTTTCTCGCAAGTTCTGCTCCACTTCATCATAAATTACTGAACCACAATTTAACCCATCAATACTTCCTGTTATTTTCCTCATCGTTTTTTCAGCCTCTTTTCGTATAGTTTTGAATAAATATTCTCTTTAATCCTTGTAAATGAATTAGCTATAAACTAGAGTGTGTTAAATTCACCTGTACGCATTTACCTCATATGTATCAAGCCTTCATGTATTATTACAGAAATGAATTTGACACGTTCAGTTTGTAGCTAATTCAAAAATTGATAAAAAAAGAAAGAAATTAGATTTTAAATTTCCTTTGATAATCATTTAATGTATCTTGTTCAATTCCGATATATCTCAATGTTTCTTTTTGCTCTGTATGATTTAGCATTTGCTGTAAAACCGCTACATCTCTAAACTGTTGATAATGATGATATCCGTACGTTTTACGTAAAGAATGTGTCCCAATACGTTCTAATCCAAACTCTTGCGCCGCTTGATTTAGTATCACATAAGCCATTGCCCTTGTAATTGGCTTATTTTTCCCGTTCCGACTTTTGATCAAATACTCGGTTTTCGGCTTTCCTTTTGTATAATCGCGAATTGCCTTCTTTAATTCTGATGGCATCTTAATATCTTTTATTTTCCTCGTCTTCTTTTCACGTATAACAATATTCCATCCCTCTACATCACGAACACGCAAGCGCAATATATCTGATATCCTAAAGCCTGTATTAATACCAAGAAGAAACAGAATGTAGTTTCTCTCATTCTGCTTCTTATAGAATTCCTTTATCTCTTGGATAATCTCTTTATTTCGAATCGGCTGTACAATGTTCATGCTGTTTCTACCTCTCCGTTTTGTGTACTTTGCTTAAACACTTCTTTTCGTAAACTAAAGGCCAAACGTAATAGAGCTTTCCCTTTCACTTTGTAATATGTAGTTCTACCTAATTTAACTTCATCCATTATGTCTGGATCGTACCCTTTATACTCTTCCATATAATACATATATATAATTTTTCTTTCTCTCTTTGGTAATCTATTAACTGCCCTATGAATCCATTTCATGAACCTTTCTCTAGCTTCTTCAAATTGAATTCTCTCAATAGCAATATTTTCTGTAGAGCTATTAAATTCATTCGTTACACATGGAGGAACAATTGAATACGATGGTGTTACTTTAGGAAGTAAATCACTCGGTAACATCGCTAAATATCGTCTGTACTCTTCAAATACTTCTTCTACTGAATCCTTTGTCTTTTCCTCATCAATAACAGGCATTTGAAATTCTAATTGTTTATTCACATTAATTCCTCCAATTTTTTATTTTTGTCTAAAAGCACCGCCATGACCACGCTCATATCTTGGTCTACGAATGCCCATTAATTCCTCTATATCTCGAACACTTAATTTTTCTTTCTTACGCTGCCTATTCTGTTCCTTTTGCTGCTGATTACGAATCTTTTTCATTCCCATCACCTCTAAGCAAAATAAAAAAAGCGGACACCAAACTACAGAGCAATATCACTAATGCTCTTTGTAGTTCAGTGTCCGCTGGTTCTTCCAGTAGGACTAAATGTTTAATTGCTATTATTATATCATTTTCTTGCATTTTTTTAACTTTTCAAAGGATTTTACTTAATAATTTCTAAATCTTCTTTTTCTCCACTTGTGGCGAAAAATTATCATTTTATCGCCAAAGGATTATTTTGTTGAGTTTTATCCGTAAATTACTCTCACTTCATGGATAAGATCTGTTTCTTCTGTCATAATTCTAGCGATTTCATATACATCGTTAATATCTTCATAGTTATAAGCTTCAACACACTCACCAAGTAAAAAGATACCTACTTTCATTCCCCTCTACCTCCTTTTGTATTAAATGTGACAATCTACTATTACAACTACATCCCCAGCTTCTAACGGATTAATAAACCGTTCTGTAAATTTACCATCCCAATCATCTGACTCCACATCTGTTTCTGATGACATTCCGAACCATCCCATATCGCCTTTCGCGATCCAATTACCCTGTTTATCAATGACCGCATACGTAGATAATGTTTTTGAATTTCGTTGTACATATTCTTCTTCTGTTTCCCCTTTTCGTGCGCCATACATAAGAACTTTTAATACATCATTCGGAGATTCTTGCATTGCTTTCCAATCATTCTTTGCAGATCGAACATTCTTATCTTTCATCGCTTGTAGGTCTAATTCTCCTGCATATGCTGCATCACAACTGTTCCCATCTTTATCGATTAGTAAGTTGCTCCATCTTCCACCTACAACATACCAATCCCATTTAGAATTTGGGTTATAAGTACTTAAATGATTTCCTTCTTCATCAATCTGCTCACCGTCATCTATGTACCAGTACTGCAACCATGCTTCATATGACGTCTCATTTGCTTCTGAAGACTTATTGTATTCTTCAATTAGTTCTTGCTTAGTTTTATAAATATATGGAGTTACTTCTTTTTCTTCATCGAATGGTGCCATAACACTCTCTAAATACTTTCTATCCCCAGCTTTTTCTTTTGGAATTTGTACCATAACCGCAAAATGACTCATAATTAACTTCCTCCTTGTTTTTTATTAAAATGAAATTTCTATAATAATTACCCTTGATACTTTTGGAATAGTTCAGCCATTGTCATATTGTTGTATTTTGCTAAGTCTTTCGTTACAGCACACACATTTTTAAAAGATGAACAACCCATTTCGATATCTAAGTATTCTAGTAAATTCACATGCCAGTCATTCCGATATGTCTCTTCACCATCGTGCAATGTTTCTACCCAGCATACTAATTCTTGATGTTTGACTTCCGCCTTATCAGTTGGAATAGGTTGATTACTTCCTTCACACCAACGCCATCCGCCATTTTGCCAATGGCCATCATCTAATTCTCTATTATCTGCATCATCGCTTAACTTTTTAAAATCCTCATCCGAAACTTCATATACCTGGTACGATGTAGTTTCATCACCGTATGTTCTCTTTGCATTAATCCCTAATCTTTTTAAATCTTCAGTTATGTTCCCTTGCACTAAGATTTCTTCTACCTTAATAATCTCATAAGCTTTGCAAATCCAAGGATCTTCATCATCTTCCACATCATTTGCTAAGAATATTTCCACCTTTACTTCTAGACCGTTCTCCATAACAGCAATGCACTCATAATAATCATCTAAAAATTGTTCCTTCTCATCCCTTGTATCTACTAAAGACCCCCAATCATCCGGGAAACTATCAAAGAAGTGCTCTATAGCCCCTCCTAACTGTAAGTAATCGCCATACGTATTTTCATAAACTAATTTTTCTTCCATTTTCATGTCCATTCTCCTTTTCTACTCAAATAGCGTTTTTGTTCAAAATAATACTCCTATCCATTTGGACACATTTACCAGTATTTTTACCAAAAAATTCATGATATGGTTATTTAGTCGAGTACGTCATTACTTGACAATTACCCTTAGGAACTCCGCAGACAAACGGGGTTTCTTTTATTTAAATAACGATTTTGTTTAATTTCTAACTTTTATCACATTAGTTTTAAATGCTTCACCCTTACGGTTAAAAGATACAATATTCATACCATGATAATCTCTGTGCCACCGGAAAGTTGGATCTAATCTATTATTAAACTCTCCATCAAACTTTCGTATCGTTGAAATTTTGATATTCTTCATTCCCATAAAATTTTCTTCACCTATTTTTGTCATTTGTCTATTTCTTGTATGTCTCATCCGTTCCATTCCCCTCCATATCTTTTATCACTAAATATAAATATTAAGTTGTAAATTTAATTTACTTAGTGCTATAATTCGAGAGATCGATAGTTACATTCACTGATCAACCTCATGTAATTTTAATAAAAGTTCTCGAGATTCAGCCCCTAACAGCGCACCGTTAGGGGCTGAATTCTTTCCAAATAAAGATTTTATTGTACAACTACACATACCTAAACAACATGCATACATTATGGTGTGTATTCATTCAATATAAGTTTTGGTAAGAGAGTTCTTTGGCAAGAGCTCTCTATTTTTAAAATAAGAATTTTGTTTAGTTTTCCAACAGTTCTGGGTTAACAAATATATTCCCAATCACTGTTCCAGATAAAATACTTTCATCAACTGGCCAATTCTCGCCGTTACCATTCACACTTACACAAATTCCAATCTGGCCATCTCGATCTCTACTACCAATTGGCTCGACAACCCATCTATATTGCGAGGTTTCTATAATATCGCCTTCATAAATTTTTGCTCCTTTTGAATCATTTTGGCCAATGAATTGGAGCATGTTTAACTCCTTTAATTCTCTGCCCCAGTATTCATTAGTTTTTGGATTTTTAATGTGTATAATATCACTATCGAAATTAATGTTTAAAACATCGCACATCACTTTTCTATGCTTGTCATATGCACGAAACTTAATCATTGCAATCCCTCCATCGCTAATTTCATCGCTTCATGTAGACTATCCGGCGCCCAATGCCCCTCATTTTCCAATAACTCGTATATCTCATGTGTTGTTAATCCCACCATTAGTTCAACTTGAATTCTTCTAATTAACTTTCCGAAATTATTTGTATAATTCAATTGATCCACCCTTTTCTCCCAAATAACTATTTTGTTTAGATTTCATGTAATTCGCCAAGATAGGCTGTGACATATCGAATGTGCGCTTCTCTGTTTCTTCTCCCACTCCAAGTTTCCATCCCTGTAATTTGTATGCTTGGAAATCTCTCTTCTAAAAGTTGTACTAGTAATTGCTTGTTCGTATCATTGTCAGCCAGATGCGCTTCTCTATCTTCCTCCGTAAAAATAAATCCTTTATTGCGAAGTTGTTGTATTTTATCCGCATCTTCTTCCTTATCCGATACAGGTGTACTACTCAATGACCTTGAAAGCCTACCTAATTGAAATCCGAACTTTATATCTAATCCGCCCCATTTGCTAAAACTCATTTCCGAAATGTAATTGAATCCAAGTTCATCCCACCACTCATCAACTTTGCGAGTTAAACCTGCTAATTGCTCTTTTAATCCATCAATTGGCTTCATTTCTGCCATCTGTTGTTCCAATTCGCGAATACGCATATTGGCATTACGAATATCTGCGTGACGCTCTGCTCTTTCCTTAGCAAGATTAGATTCATAGTTTGTTGCTTTTGCTACATCCGAAATGTGGGACTCTGATAGTGAAATTAATATTCCTTTCATTTCTTCAGTTAAATTATCTTTTGATAACCATTCATGCATTTGTTGTGTTGCAAAGAACAAGTCCTTTAATCCTTTTAAAGCAACTGCCTTTTGATCTGCATTTAAAACAACTAATTTCTCTTGGTTTTCCATCTCTCATTCCCCTTTTCGATTAAAATAACGCTTTTGTTATAAAACTATTTTGATTTAACTAACGTATGTGAGTCCCCATATCCAAACTCTACCCAGTTGTGCCCCCACGGATAGCAATCTCGGTGCCATTTGAAAGTAGAATCTAGGTGCATTTTCATTTGCTCTATAGGGAAATTCTTTTTGATTAATTCATAAAAATAATCCTCATTGGCTTTCTTGATTTGTCTATTACGCGTGTATCTCATTTTCATTCCCCTTTTCTTATAAAATTCAAATTTAGTCTTACTTAACTCCCGTAGATCCGAAACCTCCAACTCCACGCTCACTATCCGATAGCTCGTCCACTTCTTCAAAATGAGCTGTTACTACTGGTGCTATGACGCCTTGAGCAATTCTGTCACCCTTACTAATTTTAATTACTTCATATTTAGTCGCTTTCGTAACATTGAAGTCTTTATCTCCAGCAAACGCTCCCATTAACAACCTTGGTTGAGATGTGTATTCGATAATTGAAACATTATCTGCAATCACGCCAACTTCTCCTCTATATCCACTATCGATAGTCCCTAAAACTACTCGCAATTTTGTTTTACGTGACATTCCGCTACGTGGTCTTATTTGCATTTCATATCCTGGTGGAATTTCGAACGCAAGACCTGTAGGTATTACCTTTGTTTCACCCGGCTTAATAATTACATCCTCTGCTGCTACTAGATCGAAGCCTGCGTCACCAGGCTTCGCATATTTAGGAATCTCCACTGATTCATTTAAACGTTTAATTTTTACACTTAACTTCATTCCGTCCCTCTCCATCCTTCATTAGATTAACTGCGTTTTCCGTTCATCCATACGAGTTACTTTTCCGCTTTTATATACAAATGATTGCTCACCATGACCAGTTGTTGGTGGTTCAATCGGATGAATCTTTCCATCTTTCACAACGTAAATCATGTTTCCTACTAAAGAAATTTCAGCCTTCATTTCCGCAATGTTTTCTTTGATAATTGCCACCGAAACCACTCCCAAATGTGTTATAATTACTTTGTCGAGTAAGTTGAGAGTGATCTCAGCTTTTTTTATTTGTCTATAAATATTGCAAGACATTTTCCGGAACAAATGATTGTTCCAGTGAGAGATGGAGCCGGATTGGAATCGGCTCTTTTTCATCTCTTGCTCGCTTACATATTTCTTCAGCTTCTTCATATACAAATTGTTTATCCTCCGCTCGTTTGTAACGCCAAATTCCAATTGCGTAATCTTCAAATAACTCATAACGTTCATCAGGTGCTGTAGTTGGTTTTAATTCATCAATCGCTTTTACTTGACGTGGTATTTGTACAACTACATCTGCATACCTGAGTTTTGAATTCAAACGATGGATTGTTGCTTTCTTTGAATCAAATGAGACGACAGGCTCAACATCAAAAATTGTTAATTGCTTATGCATGTTCCCCACTCTTTTCTTTTCTCATCATTACTACATAGCAAGTATCAGCATTAGTCTGTGTAAAGCTATAATTACATGGGCTAATCTTTCCGTTTGTTCGTTTATGAACAAATTCTCTTTGGCGCTGCACTAATGATCTAATCGGATGAACGCATGAATACCCTCGCTTTTCTAACTCTTGTACAGCACGTAGCATATCTCTAAACTTTTTCCGCTTGAGGTGAACCGTGTCACCATTACGCCAATCTCTCGTGAGAATCATGCTGCTCACCCTCCAATACTTGCAAACCTGCAATCAATATTTCCTCTAGCTGCGTTAATGTTAATTTATCTAATGTCTGTCCATTAATTTCCGATAATCCAAGGCCTAATAATTTACGAATAATTGTTAGCTTCCTACGTTCTACCTCCTGACGTAACAACATGATTAAGCCTCCTGTTGTCTATCAAACTTTCGTTCTAAGCCTACAAACTTACTAAATTCTTTAATGAATGCTAATTCCACAACACCTACTGGACCATTCCTTTGTTTCGCTAAAATAATTTCTGTAATGTTTTTATTTTCCGTTTCACGGTCGTAATAATCTTCTCGATATAAGAATGCGATTAAGTCCGCATCTTGTTCGATTTGACCATTCTCACGCAAGTCTGATAGTAATGGTCTCTTATCTTGCCTACTCTCTACAGCACGGCTTAACTGCGATAATGCAACGACACATACATTTAGTTCTCTTGCCATAAGTTTTAGCTTACGGCTAATCTCACCAATCTCTTGCATGCGATTCCCTTTATGCTTTGGATCTCCTACAATAAGCTGCAAGTAATCAATTGCGACCAGCACCTTTTTTTCTGGATATTTACGCTTTAGTTTCCTAGTCTTTGCGTAAATCTCTTGCATTGTTACATTGGCTTTATCGTAAATTTCTAGCGGCAAATCATTAATTAATCCCATTGCTTGGCTAATTTTTTCCCAGTCCTTTAAATTACATAGCTTTTTAGGATTCTTTAATTTCGTGGCATCTATATTTCCAGTACTTGAGATCATTCGCTTAAGTAACTGTTCTTCTCCCATCTCTAGCGAGAAGAATCCTGTTGCTGTTTGAGCACTTGCTGCATGAAAAGCAACGTTTAATACAAATGCTGTTTTCCCCATCGAAGGACGGGCGCCAACAATGATTAAATCACCTTCTTGTAGCCCTGCTGTCATTCTGTTCAAGTCGTCGTAACCAGTTGGAATGCCAGTTAAATCTCCTACATCAATTTGCATTTTTTTATACAGATCAACAAGCGTTTCCTTCAAGTTAAATTCATCGGAATAACCTGTTTCTTCAATGGCGCTTAGTTCATCAATCGAGGCACTAATTACGCTTATATCCCTATCTTGCTGAAGACGGTTATATAAATTACCAGCAACATCCTGAGCGTGTCTCATCTTCCATGCTTCAATCACTAGCCCTTCGTGATACGAAAAGTTTTTAGTTGTAGTTACAACTTCTGTCAAGTTTACAAAGAATTCAATCCCACCAATTTGATGCATAAAACTTTCATCGAATTTCCCAATGAGAGCAACAAGATCTATCGGAGCCTCATCATCCTCTAGCTCTCTCATCGCTTTAAAAATCATTTGATGTGTCGGCAAGGAAAACTGCTTTGCCTTTAACTGACAGTCTTTAATTAAATCGCCTTCTTGAATAATGCTACCTAAAACACTTTGTTCAGCTTCTACGTTACGAATCATATCGTTACTCATTGAACCATCCACCCACTCTGTTTAGTAAGTGCTGCAAGTTCTTCATCAGTTGGAATGTTTTGTTCCCATGCTTCCTGCTGCTGTATTACGTTTTTAGTAGATTCTGATAAGCCTTTTTGTTGATAGGGTGCTTGCTGCTGTACTTTTGCTAATCGTTGAGCACGAAACGCTTGATCGGCCGCTTCAACATCTGCTACTGTTTTCAATCCCTTAAGGTGCCAATCTCGTAAAATCGTATTTACGTAATTCATGTTTCTCGTATTTTTCTCTAAAGCAATTTGCATAGCCTTTACAACAAGCTCTGCATTTAAATCATCTATCCAACCGTGAATACCATCTGCGATAAAAGGCGTAATGATTCCGAAGTTCTGCTCGTAAAAAGAAATTGGATTAACCTCAACAACTTCTTCCGCGCCTGCGCGTTCTTCTTGTTGTTGTTTTTCTTTTTCTTTTTCTTTTTCTTTTTCCCCACTTATCGTCGACGTATCGTGGCACGTATCGTTAACATCAAGAAACTCTTCAAAAATAGCACGAATTTTATCGTTCTTAACTTTTGGAGTTACTAGATGAACTAAACTAATATCCGATACTCCATCAAGTTCTTTGCGCACACAATCTTCTATAGGTTTTCCACCTCTATTAAGGTTGTATTTCCCCCAATTGATGATAGCCAATTCACGTGTTTCTGCATTATACTTAACCAATTTATGATGGTTTTCAAAACGATCTAAGAGTGCGTTAACACTTTCCATGGAATACCCTAAGTCAAAAGCCATTTGCTTTTTCGTAATTTGATATACTCCAATTTGTGTAGTGCATGGATTAGTAAGAAGATACAGATTGAATAATTTATCTTCCGGAGTCATTTCCTCAATAACTTTTGCATCCTGCCAAAATGAAACTTGAACTGGTCTATAAACTGCCATATTATTCATCCTCCCGTTTACATATCGCAAATCCGTCCTCTACACGTAATAAGCGATAATTCTTATATCCTGTTTTGAGATATTGCTTTACTAAGTAGATAAGGTGCTGCTCTGATGTCGATTGCTGAAGAAGTTTAGGATTCAGCAACACTTTATGTAATGATCTGTCTAAAAGCATCTAACACGCTCCATTGCTTTTACATGGTTTAATTTGGTATAATTAACCTAACTTAAATTTTCCAAGAGCATTCATCTATCACTCTGCCAAGTGATAGATTTTTTTACTTTCTACGAGTTACTAATGAAGCATTGATTCCTTGCTCTCGGAAACCCTTTATTATCACACGATAACTTTTCGAAGCTTCATAATCTTGCTTTTCTTCACGAAGCTTCATGAAGTCTTTTGAGCATCGAATTAACTCCTCGTCCCAACGATCAGCTTCTTCTTTCGATTTAGCATTAAAGATGTTGTGAACATATGTCACCATACAATCATGTAACTTATTAGCAAGCTCAAAATCCTTTGGAAGAACTAATTCAGTTAAACGGTTATATTGAGTTTTCATAGGTCTCACCTCTTTCTATTACTCATTGATGCTGTACGCATCGTTACAACCAGAAAGGTGTATGGTAAGGATATATGGGAGGTAACAATCTCTTTCTGGTCATAACGACAAGCACAACGCTTGTCCAAATGATTTATATAATGTTATAATTGCTTTACGATATATTTGTTAGAGCTACTGTTGTCTAGGCGGTAGCTTTTTCTTTTGCCCATTTATGTTTTAAAACGAATGAAGCTTCAATGATTTTGATTCGAATGCCAATTAATTTCTTATCTCTTTTTAATTCCTCTAAATTTTTATCCTCAGCAAATGTTTCCGCTATTTTAATTTCACCTGTAAGCTTTGCATCAAGACGAATTAACTCTTTATACTCTTCCAAACTAGGATTTATATAATCTACTGTCACTGTTATTCCTCCTTATATCACTTTTGATAACTTCAATAACTTATCAATCGAATGAACAACCACATTTTCTGAAATAGCTTTTCTTAACCAGTTCCCTTTTACTTCTTCAAGAAGCCCAGGATGTACACTCTCTAATGCTTGTACGACACATTGAGTCGCTTGTATCATGTCGTATATTTCTATAGCATGCTGTGCGTACTCTTTCTTTTTGGAGTCATTCATTTGCCAAGGTCTTGTTGTAACTTGTAATGTCATAATTTCCTTTGCCGCTTTAATGCCGTCCTCAGCTTGTTTAATGTAATTCATAAGTTGTAAATTCACATCGCTAGTTAGACGTGGATCTGTAGGTGGTAATCCCACACCATATATATGTTTAATCGCTTGTTTATTTAATGGCGCTTTCGTTGCATCACACCAATCCATCGCTAGTTCAAATGGAACTTGTGAAATACCAGCTTCAATATTTTTCAAGCGTTCATATGTAATTCCAAGATACGATGCAAGTCCTTTCTTCGTTGTTAACGTCCCGTCTTCGCAATGTTCTCTAGCTCCTTGTAATAACGTGCCTATCGAAGAATTGCTATATATACTTGTTCCCATATTTGTTCGCCTCCATATTTAGTTGTTAAGGTATTAAAATGTTATTTAGTAGATAATTCCATATTAATTTTATGAATGACTTCATTGAGTCGCATAAGAACTGGATTTTTATTTTCTTGTTCTTTTTGAAACCAATGCTTTCGTTCTTCTGAAGACATATTAACTAAGTTTGAATGAATTACTATTGTTACGTTTCCAGATTTAATTGTCTTAGTTTCCTTATCAGAAGATACTTTTTTCATTACTGACATTATTACACCTGCTTTCTGTTATTAAGCGCACTATGGTTTACACTCACTCAAAAAAAATATCTTCGACTTTAATTTTTAATACTTTTGCAATTTTAATTGCAATGATAACGCTAGGTTGCTTTTTCCCATTTTCGATTTCTGACAAGTATTGTCTTGTTATGCCAACCTCTTTTGCTAATTTTTCTTGTGACATACCAGCACTTTTCCTAGCCTGGGGTAAAACATTCATTCAATCACCACCGATTAATTATTTATGAACTTATTGTAAACTAAAGTGCGCAACGATGTCAACCATAGAGTGCAAATATTTTATAGATTATTTGTAAACTATCGTTTACAATCGTGAGTAAGGAGGTTCACATATGAAAACACTAGGAACTGTAATTTCGGAATATCGCCTAAAAAATAAACTTTCTCAAAGGGATTTCGCTTCGCTATGCGATGTTAGCCATTCATATATAAATAAGTTGGAAAAAGGGGTGGACCCTAGAAATGGGAAACCTGTAGAACCAACTTTGTTTATGGTTGAAAAAATTGCAAAGGCAATGAAAAAAAAGAATTCTGACTTACTTGAGGAAATTGGTTATCTAGAACATAAATCAACAGATAAAATTACTCTTTCACCCAAAGAAGAACGTGATATTGCAAAAGATTTAGAAAGAACACTAGAAGATTTAGACAACAGTGAAGATGCATTAATGTTTGATGGAGAACCTATCGATGACGATACAAAAGAATTAATTCGTATGTCACTTGAAAAATCTATGCGAATGGCTAAAAAAATGGCAAAACAAAAATTCACTCCAAACAAGTATAAAAAATAATGAATGGAGTGAATTGATATGGATATTAAAGAATACGTACTATACATCGCAGAAAAACATCAAACAATCGATCCATTCGAAATTGCTAGCCGTAAAGATATCAGTGTTATGTTTGAAAACCTAGGGAATACACTTGGATTTTATAGCACTTATAAAAGAATGAAGTTTATCCATATAAACAATCAAATAGATGAAATTACACAACGGTTTGTATGTGCGCATGAATTGGGTCATGCGCTGTTACATCCGAAAGCAAACACTCCATTCTTGAGAAATCAAACTCTTTTCTCTGTGGATCGCTTAGAAGTAGAAGCGAATACATTCGCTGTCGAACTTTTATTATCTGATGACATGATTTCCGAATATGAAAATACTAATCTATCAATTCAAGAAGTTGCTGAAATACATGGTATTCCAAAAAGCTTTGCTCGATTAAAGACTTATAACTATTAA